CATTAGTCTTTATTTCTCCAGAAAGAGCTGATGTTGTAGGTGCTGCCGATTCTAATACACAAACTACAAATGTCAAGAACTTTTTTGATTTACTTCCAAGTACATCATTTGCAGTTTTTGATAGTGGATACAAATACCAATATGATAGATTTAACGATGTATATCGTTATGTACCATTAAATGGTGATATCGCTGGTGTAACTGCATATACTGAATCTGTTGCAGATGCGTTTTTCTCACCTGCTGGTTTTACTAGAGGTCAAATTAGAGGTGCAGTTAAACTTGCATACGAACCTAATAAAGACCAAAGAGATACATTATATAAAGCAAGAATTAATCCAGTTAACTCATTTCCTGGCCAAGGTACTGTGTTATTTGGTGATAAGACTGCTCTTGCAAAACCAAGTGCGTTTGATAGAATTAATGTTAGAAGACTATTCATTATTCTTGAAAAAGCAATCGCTACTGCAGCTAAGTTCCAACTATTTGAGTTCAATGATGAATTCACAAGAGCTCAGTTTAAAAACTTAGTAGAACCTTTCTTGAGAGAAATTCAAGGACGAAGAGGTATTACTGACTTTAAAGTAGTTTCAGACGAATCTAATAACACTGGTGAAGTAATTGATAGAAACGAATTTATTGCTGACATTTTTGTCAAGCCAACAAGGTCTATCAACTTTATCACTCTTAACTTTGTCGCTGTAAGAACTGGTGTTGCGTTTACAGAGATAGGAGGGTAATTAGATGGCAAATATTAATGACTTTAAATCAAGACTTGCTGGTGGTGGTGCTCGTGCCAATCAGTTTAGGGTAATATTACCTCCCCCAGTCGGACAAGTAACTGCAGCTATCAATACTGAACAGTTTGCATTTCTGTGTAGGTCAGCATCTTTGCCTGGTCAAACACTTGCTGAAATTGCAATTCCATTCAGAGGTAGAACTCTTTATGTTGCTGGTGAAAGAACATTTGAAACTTGGACTACTTCTGTATTTAACGATACAGATTTTGGAGTTCGTAGAGAAGTTGAAAGATGGATGAACGGTATTAATGACTTAGTTAATAATACTGGTGCAACCAACCCAGCTGATTACAGAGTAGATATGATTGTTCAACAATTAGATAGAGATGATACAATTCTTCATCAATATGTACTTGAGGGTTGTTTTCCTCAATCATTAGGTGCAATAGAACTTGCATATGATACTAATGATGCTATTGAACAATTTGATATCATTTGGAGATATGACACATTCAGAGTCACGGGCATTAATTTATAACTCATAAATATAATAATATAAAGGAGTTGTAGATAATGGCTGAGTTTTTTGGTTTTGAAATAAAAAGAAAAGAAAAGGAGTTGGGGGCAGTAACGCCTCCAGCTACTGATGATGGTACATACGATATATCTGGTGGTGGTTTCTATTCCACAATCCTAGATACAGATGGTCGTTCACGCACAGAAGATGATTTAATCCGAAGATATAGAGATATTGCAATACAACCAGAGTGTGATAGTGCAATAGAAGATATCGTAAGTGAGGCAATCGCATCTGATGAAAGAGATATGTGTGTATCTATCGCATTAGATAATTTACAAGTTTCTACTTCAATTAAAAAAAGAATTAAAGAAGAATTTGAAAAAGTTCTACAATTATTAGATTTTAATAATAAAGCACACGATATTTTTAGAAGATGGTATGTTGATGGAAGATTATTCTATCACAAAGTTATTGATGCAAAAAATCCCAGAAAGGGTGTTCAACAACTTCGTTACATTGACCCTAGAAAAATTAAAAAAGTTAGAGAAGTAGAGACTAGTAAAAAAGGTCAAGTTGATGTTGTAAAAAAGTTTAAAGAGTTTTACATTTATAATCAACAAGGACATCAAGTAAATAATACTTCTACTGGTGTTAAATTAACATATGATTCAATCGCATATTGTCCATCTGGACTTATTGATATGCATAAAGGTACTGTATTATCGTATCTTAATAAAGCAATCAAACCAGTAAATCAATTAAGAATGATTGAGGACTCTGTGGTAATTTATAGAATATCAAGAGCTCCAGAAAGAAGAATATTTTATATTGATGTAGGTAATTTACCTAAAATAAAAGCAGAACAATATCTAAAAGATGTTATGAATCGTTATCGCAACAAACTAGTATATGATGCATCTACTGGTGAAATTCGTGACGATAGAAATCATATGTCTATGTTAGAAGATTTTTGGTTGCCAAGAAGAGAAGGTGGTAGAGGTACAGAGATTACTACACTGCCTGGTGGTGCAAATCTTGGTGAGATAGATGATATTACATACTTTCAAAGAAAGTTATATCGTTCATTAAATGTTCCTATCTCAAGATTAGAAGCAGAACAAAACTTTTCGTTAGGTAGGTCAACTGAGATTACAAGAGACGAATTAAAATTTACTAAATTTGTAGGTAAGTTAAGAAAGAAATTCTCTGTAATCTTTAATGATTTACTTAGAACACAATTAATTCTTACTGGTGTTATTGCAGAAGAGGAATGGAAACAGATGTCAGAACATATACAGTTTGATTTCTTACAAGATAATAACTTTACTGAATTAAAAAATGCAGAATTACTCAAAGAAAGATTAGAAATGTTATCACAAGTAGAAAACTATGTTGGTACATACTTCTCTAAAGAGTGGGTAAAAAAGAATGTATTACACTTAACAGATGACGAAATAGGTGAAATGCAAAAACAAATAGAGGGTGAGGGTGACGATAACGAAGAAAATGGCGATAACAACTTTGAACAAAAAGGAGATGGTAATGAGCCAGGAAAAAATAAAATCAATGGTTGATAATATAGTTAACGGAAATAATTTAGAATCAGAATCTGATTTCAAAAATATTATGTCTGATAAGGTTGGAGAAACTTTAGAAAAAGAAAGACAAACTATTTCAAAAGATATGGTAACATCACACATACCAGAGGTAGGGGAAGATGAAGTTTGATAGCTTTTATTCTAAAATAGTAGAAAAAGACGAACATAAAAGAAGTAAGGAATACAGAAAACTGACTCCTAAAATGAAGAAGGCAGTTGATGAAATATTCAATAAAATGGATTCTAACTCTTCAGATTTTATAAATAGTTTTGAGAACAATATTAATTTAGTTTCTAAGAAACACAAAGTAACTAACAAAGAATTAATGAGTTATTTTGAAAGAGAAATGTTAACAATAGGAAAGTAATATGGCTTTTACAGTAAGAAATCTAAAAGATACAGATTTTGAAACAGTAGTTCTTGTTCTTATTACTGGAACAAACGGAACTGCAACTGAAGTTGTAGATGCATCTGGACTTGCTGGAGCCTCAACAAATCCTAGACTTGCGATTGTTTCTTGCACTTGGAGTGTAAGTTCAACAACTGAAATAGAATTTCACGCAACATCTAATACAACTGCACTTACATTAAATAGTAATGGTAATTTTAACATTGGTAGTCAACAATTACCACCAATTACTAATAATGCTGGAAGTGGTATATCTGGTGATATACATATGGAAAACGATGCCGCTTGTGTCGGTTTTGTTATTTTAAAGTTAAGAAAAGTTTCTGGTTATAATAACCTATCATAAGGAAAGATGAATGAAATTAATATCTGAAGCACTTGAAAATGTAAAATTTCTTACTGAAGAAGACGATAAAGGTAGCAAAAATTACAAAATTCAAGGTGTATTTATGCAAGGTAACATAAAGAACCGTAATGGTAGAGTATATCCAACAGATGTTTTGGAAAATGAAGTAAAAAGATACTCTGAAAAATTCATTGAAAAAAATCGTGCATATGGTGAACTTGGACACCCAGAAGGCCCAACGGTAAATCTGGATAGAGTTTCACATATGGTAACTTCTTTACAAAGAGATGGAGATGATTTTATAGGTGAAGCAAAAATTATGAACACACCAATGGGTAAGATTGTAAAAAATATCATAGATGAAGGTGGCACACTTGGTGTTTCTTCTAGAGGTATGGGTAGTCTTGAACAAAAAAACGGTGCAAATTATGTGAAAAAAGATTTTATGTTGGCAGCTGCTGCTGATATAGTTGCAGACCCCTCTGCACCTAAAGCTTTCGTAAACGGAATTATGGAAGGTAAGGAATGGGTTTGGAATAATGGACTTCTAAAAGAAGTTGAAATAAGTGACATAGTTGAAACTATAGAGAGTTCTGTGCGTAAAAAACTTCCAAATGTGGAAGCTCTTGCGTTTGCAAAATTTCTTAAAAAGTTATAAAACTATAAATAATAATGATAATTAAAACAAGGAGAACCTTCAATGTCAGAACTAGATAAGACTATTGAGGAGTTGGAAAAAGAAGTCGTAGCGGAACTAGATGAAGCCAACGGCAAAAAACCTAATTCTACTGGTGGTAAGGCAGACCCTATGCCAAAAATGAAAGATGGTGAAAAACCAGAAGATGTAGGTGGCCCAACGCCCGAAAAAGATGCGAATATGGTTGGAAAACCAGACGCCGCAAAAAAAGTTAAAAAGGACACTTCTGCACCCACTAAAGGTGCTGTTCCTCCAGAAAAGGCAGATACTATTAAAGAAGCCGAACACGATGATGAGGACGAAGAAGAACCTAAAGATATGAAAACAGATGATGAAGAAGATGACGATGATGACGATATGGAAGAAGCTGTATCAAAATTATCTAAACTTTCTAAAACTGAACTCGTTAATCAATACACCAAAGGTATGACTAAAACTCAACTTGCCTCTGAAATTTATGGTAAAAATCATA